TATATGTGCGAATTGGATCCGAGATATGTGGATGTAATTATTGAGCGCTGGGAGAAATTTACCGGGAAAAAGGCGGTGCTTGTATGAGGAAAACAATGTGTTTAGAGCTATATTTTTCGGGGGGGGTACGTTAAAAAAGGAATTATCTTATGAAGGCGATTCCCTTGCCGAGATAGCAAAACTGATTCAGACAGATGAAAATAATTTGCTTGAATATATGCGCACACATGATTTCAAAGGAGAGAAATCATTTTGTTTTGCCGGATTTATGTTTCAGAAGGGAAGTATTGTAGCAGCACAATTATCGGAACCTGAAATATAATGTATGAAGAATAATAATATCGTTTTTATAGATTTTGATAACAAAAATGACCAATTTGATAACATTTTTTGCAAAAATGATGTAATAATAACACATTTTTATACAAAAAGAGGTTTAAAATGAAAAATTAAAGGAGCTATGTTATGGCTGGCAGACCGGTTAAAGAATTTGACAAGAAGGAATTTGTCAATTTGGTTGGAATGGGCTGTACGCAAGAAGAAATTTGCTGGTGGTTTCGTGACGATACAGGTAAAAAAGCCAATATTGACACCTTATCAAGATGGTGCAAAAGAACTTTCGGATTGAATTTTCAAGAGTATTATAAAAAGAATGGCGGTATGGCCATGAAAATATCGCTGAGGAAGAATCAATTGAAGTTGTCCGAGAAGAGTGCTGCTATGGCAATTTTCTTGGGTAAGAACTATTTAGGACAAACAGACAAATATGAACAGGGTGTTGAGTTCATTGAAGATTTGACACCATTGGCGGAGTTGTTAAATGAGCCAGACGAGGACGATTAATTGGAAACCGTTTTCCAAGAAACACAAAACATATATTAAAAATGCACTCAAGAATAAAATGAGTGTTGCCGAAGGTGCAATCAGATCAGGTAAAACGATTGACCATTGTATTATTGCGGCTATGTACTTGGAAACCTGTCCCGATAAATATCATTTAGCATCCGGCGCAACAATCGGTAATGCAAAACTGAATATCGGTGTATGCAATGGATATGGATTAGAGTTTCTGTTCCGGGGTAGGTGTCATTGGGGCAAGTATCGTGGGAATGAGGCTCTTTTTATTTATACGCAGACAGGAGATAAGGTTGTTATATTTGTCGGTGGAGCAAAAGCAGACAGCTATAAGAAGATTCTTGGTAACTCTTACGGATTATGGATTGCAACGGAGATAAATGAGCATTACGATTCCGAGGATTCAAGAACAAGTTTCATAAAGGTTGCTTTTGGTAGACAGGTTGCTGCGATTAAGCCGATGGTCCTTTGGGATTTAAACCCTTCCAATCCGAGAGATCCTATATATACAGATTATATTGATGCTTATATGGAAAAGTATGTAGGCGGTTATCAGTATCAACATTTTACAATTGATGATAATTTGTCTATTACTCCCGAAAGAAGAAAAGAGATTGAAAGCACTTATATTCCGGGAACAATTTGGTACCGGCGAGATATTAAAGGCGAGAGGTGCGTTGCGGATGGTTTGGTATATCCTAAATATGAGGATGCCATTATTGATGAATTACCGGATGGAGTTATCACTGATTATTGTATTTCAATGGACTATGGTACCCAAAATGCCTTTGCAGCGTATTTGATTGCGAAAATAGGGAATGTATGGTACGCTTGTCGTGAATACTACTATTCTGGACGAGAAACAAAGGCACAAAAGACAGACAATGAATATCTTGATGATTTGGTAAAATGGAGTGCTGATTTGCCGAGCGAGAGAAGAATTCAAACTATCGTGGATCCATCTGCTGCCAGTTTCATTACATTATTGAAAAGGCATGAACATAGATTCCGAGTATTACCGGCTGATAATAGTGTTGCGGATGGTTTGCGAGAGACAGCTACGGCTATGGGATGTGGATATATTAAGATTTGCAAATGTTGCAAGGAACTGATTGGAGAATTGGGCGGTTATATTTGGGATAATACATCTGACGAAGAACGCCCGGTTAAGATAGACGATCATGGATGCGATGCTTTAAGATACTTTGTTAAAACAAAACATGTTGTGCGTGATGCCATTAAAAGGAGGTTGCCAGGATGATAACATATCAGGATATGCAAAAGAAATTGACAAGTGGAATGACACTTGTGGATTTTGTCAAAGAAGTAATTACGGACCATAAAAATAAGCCCGATTACCGATTGGCAGAGGTTGCAAAGGAATACAATGAACACAGAAACGTAACTATTTCACAATATCAGAAATTGCTTTATACGGTTTCTGGACAGGCCATGCCCGATCCTTATGCAGCTAATTACAAATTAAAGACTAATCAGTTTAACAGATTAGTTACACAGTTAAATCAGTATTTGCTTGGAAATGGTGCTAAATGGGGGAAAGATGAAACTGCAGATGCACTTGGCGAAGATTTTGACGTGAAATTACAGGATGCAGGCGAAATAGCCTTGGTTCAGAAGGTTGCTTATTGTTTTTGGAATAAGGACCACATGGATGTATTTTCATATCTTGAATTTGCAGAAATCCCGGATGAAGAGGATGGCAGTATTAAAGCAGGTGTAAGATTTTGGCAGTTGGAAAAGAGCAAGCCTTTAAGAGCCACATTGTACGAACTGGATGGTTATACCGAATTTATGTATAAAGATGGTAAAGGCGAAATTATTGCCGAAAAAAGAGCCTATATTTTGAAAACAAGAGGCACAGATGCAGATGGAATGGAAATTTATGCCGGAGAGAATTATCCCGGATTTCCTATTGTTCCTTTTTGGGGCAACAAATATAAGCAGAGTGAATTTGTTGGCATGCGAGAGAATATCGACGCATATGATTTGATAAAAAGCAACTATGCCGATACGGTAGACGATTGTTCAGAAATCTTTTGGCTGATATCAAATGCCGGCGGTATGGATGATGTGGATATTCAGGAATTTATGCAGAAGTTGAAAACAACGCATGTTGCCAATGTGGATGATGGACAGTCCGTACAGGCACAAACCGTTAGCATACCTGTTGAAGCAAGAGAAACCTTGCTTGACAGATTGAGATCGGATATCTATGAAGATTTTATGGGCCTTGATACAAAGAATATTGCGGATGGAGCAGTTACAGCAACGCAGATTAAGTTCGGTTATGAACCAATGAACGCTAAGACCGATAAGTATGAGTATTGTGTACTTGATTTCCTTAAAAGATTTTTAGAGATTGCAGGAATAACAGATAAAGCTACATTTACCAGGTCAACAATTGTGAATGCACCCGAAGAAGTTCAGACGGTTTTATCTGCGGCACAATATCTTAGCCAGGATTATGTAACAACCAAAATATTAACCTTGCTGGGTGATGGCGATAAGGTCGAGGCTGTATTAAAGGCTATGGACGGTGAAGATATAAACAGATTCGGAGGCAATAATGAGTGATTACGGTCACGAACAAACCGATAAAGAGCTTAAGCGCATAGAAGATCTGATTACCAAAGAATATAGTCAGGCAGCAAAAGAACTTGAAGAGAAAATGCTCAAGCAATTTGAGGATTTTAATGCAAAAGATATTAAAATGAGAGCCAAGTTGACTGCCGGCGAAATTACTCAAACAGAATATAATAATTGGTTATATGGTCAGGTGGCAACAGGCGACAGATGGAGATCATTGAGAGATTCAATGGTCAATACTCTTGTGAATACAGATAAGGCTGCTGCCACTATAATCCAAGGAAACAGTATAAAAGCCTATGGTGATAATATGAATTACGGCACTTATGAGATAGAGCATGATTCAAAAATCAACACAGGCTTTACTTTGTATGATGAAAATACGGTTAAGAATTTGCTTAAGGAAGATCCGAAGATTATTCCTATGCCTAAAGTTGATATTCCGAAAGATGAACTCTGGAATAGACAACATTTAACATCCGCAGTCACACAGGGGATATTACAGGGTGAAAGTATTCCGAAAATTGCCGACAGATTACAAAATGTGGCTTTTATGGGTAGAAATTCGGCTATCAGGAATGCCAGAACGTATACAACGGCAGCAGAGAACAAAGGCAGGATTGACTCATACGAGAGGGCCGAAAAATTAGGCATACAGACCAATAAAAAATGGATTGCCACATTGGATGATCGGACGAGAGCAGAACATCGTCATTTGGACGGAATGAGCGTTTCCCCGGATGAAGATTTCAAAGTTGATGGATATACCATATCTTTTCCCGGTGATCCGAGTGCAGAGCCTGAAATGTTTTATAACTGCAGATGCACTCTTGTAGCTGATATTGTCGGATATCCCTACAATGATGAGCGCAAGGATGATAAATTAGGCGATATGTCTTATGAGGAGTGGAAGCATGCAAAGGATAAAGAATCACCGGAAATGATAGGAGTGTTTGATGAATTAAGGAGGTAATTATGGAAATTGAAAAGGACGATTTTTTTGAAGATGTAAGGAATTTGGCAAATCAGATCAGAAAAAAGGAGAAACAAGATGCCGATAGAAGTAACGAGTCACAGAATCGAAGTGATTCAAGCAAAAGATGAAGCGGTCGCACGTGCGCTTGAGACCATCGGTCTGGTGGCAGAGAGATATGCAAAGGAATTGGCTCCGGTCGACACAAGCCGTTTAAAGAACTCGATTTCGCACGAAGTGGATGATTCGACTGTTTATGTGGGTACAAATGTTGAATATGCTCCTTATGTAGAATTTGGTACCGGCAAGTTTGCTGAGGGAGGCGGCAGACCGACTCCTTGGAGCTATCAAGACGATAAGGGAAATTGGCATACGACCAACGGCATGAAGCCACAGCCATATTTGAGACCTGCAATCGATAATCATTTAAACGAATATAAACAATTTTTAGAAAGCGAGCTCAAAGGATAATAATTAAATTTAGATTTAACACCATACTTATATTCATTGTTAAATCTTGATTTAATTTATAAAATGTGCTATTTTGTACTTAATAAAACTTTTTTGAACACAAAAGAATGTGTGGCGAAGTATAGTAAGAAAAGGAGATTAATATGGCACTCACACGTAAGTTCCTTACAGCCCTTGGCATTGAGGCTGAAAAAGTTGATGAAATTATCAATGCTCACGCAGAAACTGTAGATGCTCTCAAAGGAGAAAGAGACAGCTATAAGGAAAAAGCCGAAAATTATGATGCAGAACATGACAAGGTAGCTAAGCTGGAAAAGCAGGTTAAGGATCTGGAAGATTCCAACAAGGATAGTTACAAAGTCAAGTATGAGGCAATAAAAGAAGAATTTGCCGATTACAAAAAAGGCATTGAATCTGAAAAGAGCAAGGCCGAAAAAACAAGTGCCTTCAAGGCATTGTTAAAGGAAATCGGCATTTCTGAAAAGAGAATTGATTCCGTAGCCAAGATTTCTGACATTGACGGTATTAAGCTGGACAAAGACGGAAAGATTGAAGGTGTCGATGAACTTAAAAAGAGCCTTTCGGAAGAGTGGGCAGATTTCATCGTAAAAGAAGGAAGCAAAGGTGCTGATGTTGCTAAACCGCCCGTTGGAAATGGCGGAGCAAAGACAATGACAAGAGAACAGATTGATGCGATTAAGGATACAGCTGAAAGACAGAGGCTGATGCTTGAAAACAAAGATCTGTACTTGAAACCGAATGAATAGGAGGAAAAAATATTATGCCATTGGATAACTTAACTAAAGCTGCGGATATGAAGAAGATCCGTGAAATTGATTTTGTGAATCGTTTTACTCACTCAAGCCTTGCAAAGTTAATCGAGGTATTGGGTGTTACTCGTAAAATTCCCATGATGGAAGGAACCACAATGTATGTTTACAGCATGAGTGGTGAGCTTGCAAACAATGGTGCAGTAGGAGAGGGTGAAGTTATTCCCCTTACCAAGATTGAGCAGACAAAGACACCTGTTGGAGAAATCACTCTTAAGAAGTGGAGAAAAGGTGTATCTGCCGAAGCAATTAAGAAGTCTGGCTATCAGACAGCAGTTGTTGAGACAGATGAAAAGTTACTTTCACTTGTACAGAACGGTGTAAGAACTGACCTCTTCAATTTCCTTAATGGTACTATTACAGGATCAACTACAGTTGTTGGCGCAGGCTTACAGAAAGCACTCGCTGCAGCATGGGGCCAGTTACAGGTATTATTTGAGGATGATACTGCACAGGCTGTTTACTTTGTAAACCCTCTTGATATTGCTGATTATCTTAGTTCAGCAAATATTACAGTACAGACTGTATTTGGAATGAATTATATTGAAGATTTCCTTGGTCTTGGTACTGTAATCACATCCAGCAGAATTACGCAGGGCACTTTTGTTGCAACAGCAAAAGAAAATATCATCATGTATTATCTTACAATGAATGGTGATATCGCTAATGCTTTTGGTTTGCAGGCTGACGAACTTGGATATATCGGTATTAAGTCCGGTTATACAAATGAGGAAAGAGCGCAGATTGAATCACTTGTAATGGACGGTATTCAGTTCCTTGTAGAATACGCAGGTGGTGTTGTTAAAGGCACTATCGATGATTCTTTTTAACTGATCTTACCGTAGCTCCCGATGATGACGATGCTACATATCCTTGGACAGACAAGACACCTGCTGATTTCCAGGATGATATCGTTGTTGACGATGGTAAGATTAGCGGAGCATTAACATTCATCGAAGGCGGTCTTTCACCTTCAGGTCCCTTATCCGGTGATGGTTATTTCCTTGCACTTAAATTTGATGACTTTGCACAGGGCCTTACCTATGAAAATGTTAAGGCTGGTTTAGTACCAAGTGCGAGTGGAATGAGCCTTGTTACTCTTGATTCCGATAAAAATGGTGTATTCAAGGTTACCGATAAGAACAATCAGGTATTAAAGGTTGTACAGAGTGATTCCGCAGGACACAAGAACGTACAGATCTTTGACCTGAAGGGCTTAACTTTGGAAGAAGTAGGAGTTTAAAGCATGTATATAGCAATCTCATATTTTAAAGATATGAAAGACAATATGCATCCGTACAGTCCCGGGGATACTTTTCCCCGGGATGGTTTGAAAGTAGATGCTAAAAGGCTTGAGGAACTTTCAACAGATAAAAACCGTAGAGGCAAACCGGTAATTGAACTCGTGAAAGAGGAAGAAGCCGAGGAAAAGCCTGAAGTTAAAGAAGAACCGATTGAAGAGGCTGTAGTTGAAGAGCCGATAGTCGAAGAACCAATAGTCGAAGAACCGAAACCCAAAAAGAGAGGTAAAAAGAAAAATGCTGACTGAAATTTGTGCTTATCTGCATAACTATTTCGATTATGAACGTCACAGCGGTGAGATATCCATTGTGGGTGGTGTCATATCTTGCAATGGTAAAGAGATAACGCTGGATGAAGGTCAGTATTTTGCTTTATTCAGGAGCCGTATTCCTTTGGGTGTGTTTAATGTGGTCCCGGCAGATAAAAACTTTGTTGGATCTGTATGGCTTATGGATGTACCCGAAGCAGTTCTTAATGCTAACACATGGGCAGAAGAATGGATGGCGAAAAATGGTGGCGCAGGTTCCGAAGCCAACTCTGCTTTTCAGAGCGAAAGTTTTGGAGGATATTCGTATAATAAAGGAACCAATTCAAGTGGAAAGGGCGGAATGAGTATATTTGATAACGCACAATTTGCTCGTATGCTTAATCCGTATAGGAAATTGCCATGAGTTTATTAGATGAATCAATGACCGCTTGCACACTTATGGATCGTACTACAGTTCCGGATGGCTATGGCGGATATACTAATGTGTGGAAAGATGGTGCGGAGATTTCGGCAGCGATTGTTTTGAATAATTCTATCGAAGCGAGAGTTGCAGATGCGCAGGGTGTGACCGCTTTATATACAGTTACAACTCGCAAAAATATAAATCTCCAATATGGACAGGTTTTTCGCCGGGAGAGTGATGGGAAATATTTCAGAGTCACTTCCGATGGCGATGATATGAAAACACCAACATCCGCATCACTAAATATGCGCCAGGTGAGCGCAGAAGAGCTTGATGCATTGCCGAGGTGACAGAATGAATAAATCGCAAGCATTACATCAATTTTGGAGTGGATTTGGACTTCCTGCTTGGGATGAAAATACAGTTCCGGAAGACGATGCTATAAGAGGCGAAAAATATATTGCTTATAGCGTATCGACCGGTAGTCTTGATGATGTGATTAATCTTACTGCAAAGATTTGGGATACGAATACAACATCCTGGTCTTTTGTAGAAAGTAAGGCAGCTGAAATTGCTGAACATATAGCAAGGATGGTACCGCCGACAATCCCTATTGACAATGGAAGGCTGTATATAACCGAGGGAAGACCATTTTCGCAACGTATCCCCAATCCGGATGATCTGGTTCGGGGCGTTTATATTAATATTCAGGCCGAATTTTTAACGGCTTATTAAGAGGAGGAAAACAAATGGGCAGATTTACTGTTATTCCGCAGAATACATTTAATGCATTGCAGATGGATGCCGGAGTTCTCTTAAAGAGATTCGATCCTGCGAACCCTGCGGCACCTGCGGATGAAGATATTATTTGTGCAACAACAGGTGGTATTAAACCGAGTTGCGTACCCAGTTATGAAGATTTGGGCAGTGACGTTGACAATGTTCCTGTAAACATGAAGGAATTGAAAAAATTAACAGGATGGGAGTGCAAGATTTCCACAACGTCATTAGGCACAAGTCCTGAACTTATTAGAATGTCTTTGGGCGCTGCAGATATTAACGCACAGACAGGCGCAATTGCACCCAGAAAAGACCTTGAACAGACAGATTTTGCAGATGTTTGGTGGGTTGGCGATAGAGCTGATGGCGGTTTAGTCGCAGTGCGTTTAATTAATGCATTATCAACAGGCGGTTTTTCATTGCAGACAACAAAGAACGGAAAAGGACAGATTGCAATTGAGTTGACGGGACATGTATCTATTAACGCACAGTCAACAATGCCGATGGAATTCTATTCAATGGATCCCGAAGATGTAACCGCATGGACTGTAAGTCAGATTCTTACTCATGTAAGTTCTTCATTTACGGCATCAGCAATTGCAAACCAGGGTGAGTTTGAAGCAGAGCTTACTGCCGATGAAAATTATACAATCGCAAACGTTGTTGTCCTTATGGGCGGCGAGGATATTACTTCCACCGCTTATGATGATACAACCAACACGATTTCAATTTCATCTGTAACAGGAAACCTGCAGATTATTGCTACAGCAACAGCGTAATCTAAAATTTTAATCATATAAAGGAGCTTATGATTTATGAAGAATTTAGCAAATTGCAAACCGAGTGAGTTTTTGGCACAAACGTTTAAAATCAAAAAATCCCTGCAGGAATGGCTTGATGTAACCAAGCTTATGGAGATCCGAAAGAATAAACCGCAGGGATTGATTAATCTTGATGGCTTAACCGGTGAAGAACGTGAGAATGCCATTAAGGAAAATAAAAAGAAAGCCCAGGAGCAGCTGAAGAAGAATCTCGCTGACATCCTGGATAAGATGTTAAACGAAAATGCCGAAAAGACTCTTGAGGTTTTGGCATTATGTTGTTTTGTGGATCCTGCTGATGTCGACAATTATCCAATGAGCGACTATTTGGATTCTCTCGGAGAGTTGATTTCCGATAAGGGAGTTTTGAATTTTTTTTCATCATTGGTACAATTGGGGCAGACGAATATCGGGATTGTACCGAAACAATAAGATTAGATTTGCTTGATTTATTAGGAAGGGGATATGTGATTGAACATTGCATATCCTCTTTTAAGAATAAGCAGGAAGAAAAGGCTTATAAGATTTACATGTCGGATATCGGTTTCCAACTCGTTAATGCGTTTGGTAAGGTTTTCGGATCCAAGGAAGATTTGATTAAGAAAAGATTCGCTGATTGTCTGGAGCCGCCAAAGGAAGTGGAAGAAACCGAAGAAGATGTAATTGCGAGAATAAGAAAGAAATTAGAGGGTTAAATTATGGATGTATTTGACCTTGTGGCGAAATTAACGCTTGATACAAGTGAATATGATAAATCTCTTGGAGATTCAGAGGAAAACGCATCGAGTTTTGGAAGTACATTCGGCTCCATAATGGGTGCGGTTGGAACGGCAGCAGGTGTTGCCGGTGTTGCGGTGACAGCGATCGGCGGTGCGGTTGTTGGTACCACATCTGCTTTGACCAATGCCGTAAGCGGTGTTGCTGAATACGGAGATAATATCGATAAGATGTCGCAGAAGATGGGCATTTCAATTGAAACATACCAGGAATGGGATGCGGTTATGCAACATTCAGGAACTTCAATGGAGACCATGAAGGCATCTATGAAAACTTTAGCCAATGCTGTTGAGAATGGGAATGAGGCTTTTGAAACCTTGGGCTTAACTCAAGAGCAATTGGCAGAAATGTCGCAAGAACAAATTTTTGAAGCGACAATTGCTGGATTGCAAAATGTAACAGATACAACACAGAGAACTTATCTTGCCGGACAGCTTTTAGGAAGAGGTGCAACAGAACTCGGTGCGCTTTTGAACACTTCAGCCGAAGATACTCAAGCAATGAGGGATAGGGTTCGTGAACTTGGCGGTGTTATGTCTGAAGATGCAGTTAAGTCAGCTGCACAATTCCAGGATAATTTACAAGATTTACAGACAGCATTAACTGGTGTTAAGAGAGGAATCTTATCAGAATTATTGCCGAGTTTCAATGATTTAATGGATGGCTTTACGAAGCTTATATCCGGCGAAGAGGGAGCAGACGAAGCATTGCTGTCCGGTTTTGATAAACTTATCGATGGGGCAGGCAATATTGCAGAAAGAGTTTTGGATATAGGATCGGAAATAATACCGAGATTAATCACAGGAGTTGTTTCGAAATTACCGGATTTCTTCAATGCCTTGGCGGAGGCTGGTTCGACTATAGCACCTGCGTTGCTTGATACTTTGGCCAATGATGTTATTCCAACAATAATGGAATCTATTCCCGGAATAATTGAAAGTTATTCAGAATCTTTGCCGGAAATGATAATGACATCAATGGATTTGATGACGACTCTGCTGCCAATGTTAATTGACTTGATGGTTCAACTCTTAACGGCTTTTGCAAGCACTTACGAAGAAATGGCACCTATTTTAAGCCCAATGGGAGTCGAGCTTTTAATGACGATCGTTAATGCAATTCTTAAAAATCTGCCATTAATATTAGATGCTGCGGTTGCAATTATGACAGGAATGGTTAAGGGAATTGTTTCCATGTTACCGGAATTGGTATCTGCGGCTGTGCAAATCGTAATGCAACTCGTTGCTACGATCATCGAATTGGTTCCGCATATTATTGCGGCAGCAGTGCATATCATAACTGAATTTATAACCACAATTGTAACGACCGCATTAAAGTTCTTAAGTGGCGATTATTGGAAAGGAATGCTTGACGGAATTGTCCACAGCTTTACTGATATCGATTGGGCAGGCTTGGGCAAGATGTTGACCGAGGGCATTGCCAACGGTATAAAAGACGGATTTAATAAGGTTAAGGATTCCATAACCAATGTTGCAAACGGAATCAAGAATATTTTCACAAATATTTTCGATATTCATTCTCCATCTAAGTTGTTTGAGTTCTACGGCGAAATGATTGACGAGGGCTTGGCAAAAGGTATCGGATCCGGATTGAGTGTTAATGCAACAAAAAATATGTCGGAGAACGTAAGTCAATCGTTTACTCCATCATTGGCAGCTGCCGGTATCGGTGGAGATATTGTTATTCCTGTTTCGATTGGCAACGAAATGATTCAGACAATTGTTGTTGATGCATTGAACATTGCAAATTATAGAAGTGGAGGCAGATAATGGCAACAGCTATTTTGAAGAATTTTCCAATAAAAATAAATTCTACAGCGATACCTTTTAGTGGTTCAATGGAAGAAAAATATGATACAATAGAATCAGTAAATACAAGTGAAGCAGGAACTGATATTGTACAGACTGAGAGAATTGGGAAATTAACTTTGTCTATAAAGTATAAGATATTAAGTTCTTGGATATCGACATTTGAAGGCTGGTCTTTTGAGAATACGTATAAAACGGTTTCAATATATGATTTTGTGACCGGTGCCTATAAGGATAGACAGATGCGAATGAGAAATTATAAGAAAAGCCTGGTTAAAGATTCGGAAGATTTAACTGTTACAACAGGTATCTGGGAAGTCAGTTTTGATTTGATAGAGAAGTGATATGTACGCATTAAGCACAGAAGCAAAAAAAGATTTACAATCCTATACCATAAGCGGTTCCATTGGATCGCAGGCCGGAGCAGTTGGTTCGTACTTGTTTGATAATGAGAATATCCTTAAGGGGAGTTTGGCAATTGCGAACCAATGCTCGGACTCATCTGCGTTTAACCTGGGAGGAGTTTATATCGGCCAAATGTCATGTACTTTTGTAGGCATGAGTATTCCCAGAAACGAATGGGTTGGAAAGGAGATTTCGCTCGAAGTTACGATCAACGGAGTTCAGACTTTTCCTGTCGGAAAGTTCTATATAGATAAAGCCGAGCATACCAAGGGCATGGTCAAGATTACGGCCTACGATGGAATGATTAAATTCGACAAGGCTCTTGATTCAAATACTGCAACTTTGAATGATTCTCCTTATAATATTTTGAATTGGATTTGCAGTCAATGTGGAGTAAATCTTGGAATGACACAAGCACAGGTTGAAGCGTTGCCAAACGGAACGGATCCTTTTTTCGTGTCACAGATGGGAGATATCGAAACTTATCGAGATGTTTTATATTGGCTTTCGCAGACATTAGGCGGCTTTGCTACCATGGATCGAAATGGTGCTTTGGTTATTCGATCTTATCATAATTCTGTAGATGATGTCATTGATTATAATGTCCGTTTTAATACGAGCCAATACGGAGACGAAATAATCAAATATTCCGGCTTTTATTGGACTAATGAAGAAGATGGAACTGCCGAGTATGAACATGCAATTCCGGATGATTTTTATTATGTTTCGCTTGGAATTAACCCATTCTTCCAAAGCGGACTTCGTAATCTTTATGTAGATGGCATTTTAGATGCGCTGGGAAATATTGAATACAATCCTTGTGACGTAACAATTCCATTTGGTATTCAGTATGATCTTGGTGATGTTTTGAGATTTCCAAACGGCCAGGGCAGCGCATCTAATAAATTCTGCGTTATGTCTTATTCTTGGACATATTACGGTGGTTATCGAATAAAATCTATTGCGGTACCAAAGACTTCAAAGAATAAATCTGATAAAAATATTACGGCTTTAATGCGAAAGTCGAGTTCGGATAAGATTGTTTATTATCTAATAACCAATATTTCGGATATTGATGTTGGTGATAATGAAGAGAAAACTATTGTCGACCTTTATTTCGCAGCTGAAAAAAGCACTGTTGTTGTGTTTGATGTTGAGATGCATTGCGATGTAGAAACAACAGTTGACGGTAATGATTTTTACGATGCGGTTGCGAAATTTACCTATTATTTAAACAATGAGAAAATTGATAATTTCGAACCTATAGAAACGTGGCTTGATGGCAATCATATAAAACATTTGCTTTATCATTTTACAATTCAGGATGCAGGCACAAAATGGTTACAAGTAAAATTATTCATGTCCGGCGGTAGTGTTCATATCGATATGAATAATTTAAAAGGTGCAATATATGGTCAGAATTTAGCCGCAAGTGATATGTGGAATGGTATAATCAAGATAGAAGAAACAGCACCTGCATTTAATCTTGAGGAAATTCAAATTGCCGAAGTTGAAGATTCTCTTGCAGTGGGAACTCAAATTCCTACGAAAAGTGATTTGTCAGATTCAGCTGTTTCGTTTAACCTTGTTGAAATTTCTATTGCAAGTGCAAATGAGAGAATCGTTGATGTTCAGACAAGAATAAACAGTTATGCAATAATTACAGAGACAGGAGATAATATCATAACCGAACAAGGAGATTCAATTTATACAGAAGGAGTATAGAAATGGCAAATAAAAAGACCACAGAAATGGAAACGATACCGGCAGTTGATGAAAACGATTTGCTGATTATTTCAAAGGCTAACGGAAGTGCTACATACAAAATGACAGTCAGACAGTTGGCTTTAGAGATATTAAGCGTTGCGGAGTTTCAGTCGCTCGACACCACAGATAAGACTATCATTGGTGCAATTAACGAATTGGGAGGTAACTAAATGAATAAGATTCATGGTAATGTAAGAATTAAATTATCCAATCCCATAAGCGGTAATGTAATTCATGATATCGAGGGAGAAAACACATTCCAGAGTGCTGTATTGGCAGCAGGTTTAAGAAATTTAGGAAGTGCAAAGGCATCTTTTTACAATGGAATTGAAAGCCGAGAGCCTTGGAAAGACATAGTCGGTGGCATTTTCTTATTCAGAGATTCTTTACCGAGTGGTGCTAAATATATGTCTGCTGGTAATCAAATGACAGCCAATGGGTCTTTTGGAGTTACAAACAATGCAAGTCCAACAGAATTGGGAAGTTACAATTCAAATGAGTCCAGCCAAAGCGCAGAGGCCTTGACAATGGTTTACGATTGGACAACCTCACAGGGCAACGGAAAAATATCATCAGTTGCATTGACTTCAAGAGTCGGTGGTTATATCGGATATGGAAATAAGAGTGAGATTGCACATCCTACAATTAAAGGTTTTACCGAAGGATTGCAGTTAAAAAGGATTCAAGGCATAAACAATGTTGAATGGGCAAAAACGATACAGACAGGCAACATGCTTTATCAAATTACCTATAATTCAACCGATAAGGAAGTTGTTGTTAAAAAATCAAGAGTGCCATTAACACAGGGTAGTGTTTTTGATTGGATTCCCTTTGATGATGAAGTTATTGATGTGTCAAGCCTTCATTACAACGAGGTTTGGGGTGGCGGCGCACAGGCATTTTTAGACGATGGTAAGATTTATCTTTGCCCAGTAGATAATTACACAAGGACTACGGCGGTTGCCGCAAAATTTTATGTTTGGGAATACAACCCTGCTAACGGAGAGATAAACGAAATTGAAATAACGAATACAAGCGGAGAATCTATTACTTGGAATTTTACATCCGTTTCTTATGGAAGATTTTATGTATATGCAGGCGAGAAAACATATGTATTTAATTTGTCTGATAGTAATTATGTTGGATATATTGAAAATAAAACTGGTGGAACACAACATGCGTCATTGGCATCCAATTTTCCGAATGGCTTATCTTTAATTCCTATAAACAATAGCAGCAATAATAACCCTATGTATTACAGATTTTATGATTCAGTAAATAGGACTTGTTATCCGATAAACGGGCATTTTCAGACATCATATATGGAAGGCAATTTGTATTACGATCCACAAACCGATACGCTGAATTTTTACGAGAGATACGGAGCATGGGCATTTAACAATCCTTTGTATCTGGCTACGAATTATAATCTCAATTCGCCGGTAACTAAAGACGCAACTATGACGATGAAGGTAATTTATACTTTGCAAGAGGCTTAATATGGGTTTAATCAACTATTTGGGTAATTCCAAGGCAATAAAAAGAATATGTCAGTTGTTGAATGTAACAGACGTGCAAGACGAAGAAGGACATAGTCTTGTTGACGAAAATGGTATTGCTATTGTAACAGGTGGCGGAAGCGGAAGTTCAACACTTGCTGGTTTAACTGATGTTGACGTAACAGGGGCGAGTGGCGGTGATGTGCTTGCCCTTAATGGCACAAGCGGTAAATGGGAAGATAAAAAACTACCGACAAAATTATCAGATTTTACCAACGATACTGGCTTTATTACAAATACAGTCAATAACTTAACGAATTATTACAAGAAGTCTGAGACTTACACACAGTCCGAAGTCAATGCTTTAATAAGTTCAGTCGTTACAATAGATATCGAAGTCGTACAAACCTTGCCGACAACAGATATTTCAACCACAACGATTTACTTATTACCCAAAACAACGGCAGGAACAGATGATGTTTATGATGAATATATAAACACAACAGGCACAAGTGCAGGATGGGAACTGATTGGCTCAACACAGGTTGACTTATCCAATTATTATACTAAAACACAAACTGATAATTTACTTGCGACAAAGAATAATGATGTTAATTTGTCAGTAGTTAGTGGAAAATTATGTATCACTTATGATGACGGAACTTGAAAGGAGATAATATGGCACAAGTAACAGACCCTATTATGTTAGATTCAACTGGTCAAGATATTAAAGACCAAATATCTGCATTAAATACAAAAATACAAACATTAAATACTTTACTTGCCGACTTAGGACTTGTATCAATAACTCCTATTTCTCAAGAAGATTATGATGCTTTGAGTCAGACAGAAAAACTTGCTGGAGTATTTGATATATATGATGGGGCAGAACCACAGATAGACGGAGACCAAGTTGCGTATGATAGTAATACTACTATGAAAGCAAAGGTTGCGGATAATTCAAATAGAATATCAAATATCCTTAAAGAGACATATGTTGATGTGTCTTTGACATTAACCGCTAATACGTTGTCGAGAACACTTGTAAACGCTACGGCAGACGAAACGAACGTAAATCATAGATTAAGAATAAGGGCGAATGACAACGATATTGCCTGTTTTGTTTTAAGCGACGGAAGGGTTGGCTTTTTATCATCTGCGAATAAATCTAACGCAAATACTCGTTTATTTATAGCATTTTACAATTAGCAATAAGAAGGGAGAAACAAAATGGCACATATACTAATGTTACACGGTCATCCAGTTGGATATTTACCTCCAACAATGGCAAGTGAAATTTTATATGATAATAACAATACTGTTAAGGACGCACTTGATATTGTGACCGCAGGCAATATGGGGAACGCTGTGAGTTTATTGACATATAGTACATCATCAAATATGTATACGGCTCCTTGTGACGGTTATATTGTATTGCAAGTATGGAGTTCTGAATCAACCATTGATTTTTGGATAGGGAAAAGTACGTTAAAAATAGAATTAAGATTTGCGGCTATGAAACAATTTGCACTTTTCGCACGAAAAGGAACAAGTTATTGGGTTGATGGTTCTGGCAATAACAGAAGCGCATTTTTTTGCCCATTAGTAATATAAACAGGAGAACCAATGAAAGATATTATACACAAAATAGTAAAGTAAAGGCGATAACAACTTGTGAAACCCAAACCACACATTGTATTTTTGGAACGACAATTATGTAAGCGAAGAAAATTGGTCTGTGTCCGTTATAGTCGGAATGAAAGGCGAAAAACAATGGCAACACTTAACGATTTAAAAGAAAAGTTAAGCCAACGGCAAAAAGAAGAATTAAACAAGGTTATTAAGGAAGATAAAATCAGTATTGAAGATATTGTGAAATTCGGACTTTTGTCAAAAGAAACAAGCAACGATTTTAGAACAGAATGTGGATATTAAAGGCGAAAACAATAACCCTTGAATTTATATCACTATGGGAACTATAATAATTGTATTAGCTATTACAGCAATAATCTTAATACTCATAATTGATGACATGAAGGGAGATTAAACATGAGTGAATGGATGCAGTACACGCTTGTTATTTGCGGCGGAATAATAACGATTTTGACTTTATGGAACATGGTAGAACAGCGTATTAAATCGACAAGACAGCCGACAAACAACCTTGAAGAGCGTGTAGGTCTGATCGAAAGGAAATTGGAATTTGAGATTAAGGCTACGTTTGCCGAGTATGATGCCAGGTTCGGAAGAGATAAGACAAAAATTGAAATGATAGAGCAGGGAAACCGGGTTACACAGAAAGCCCTGCTTGCATTACTCAAGCACTCGATTGATGGAAACAATATAGATGCGTTAAAAAAAGCTGAAGGCGATTTGAGTGAGTTTTTGATTGAAAGATGAAAGGAGATTAATTATGCCTTATTTGCCACAGAAAGTTTATGAATGGTTGCGTTGGATCGTAGCAATTGTTATTCCTGCAATGATTGTATTGTATGGGGTAATCGGAAATACTTGCAATATTCCTTACACAGATGTTGTGTTGACTATTGCAGGTGCGGTAGATGTATTCTTGGGTACTATCTTCGGTATCAGTAAAATTGCTTACGATAGACAAAATAAAGAATAATTGGTAAAATATTGAAGGGCGAATAGATAGGAGTTGCAAACCTATTGAAAAGCGAACCGACTTCCGCTTTCGCCCTAAATGCTTTGAAGTCGGAGAACGGAGTCGGATATGGAAAATTTAATAGGTAAAAGATTTGGAAGACTTGTTGTTAAAGAATACGTAGACAAAAGAAACTATCGGTGTTTATGCGATTGCGGAAAAGAAACTTATGTTAGCAAATACAAATTAACAAGCGGACATACTAAATCGTGTGGGTGTATGAGATTTAAAAGAAACAGATACGATTTAAGTGGGGAATACGGTATTTGCTACTACAATGACAATAAGGGCTTTTTTATTTTCGACAAAGAGGACTATGAGAAAATCAAAGATTTTACTTGGGATTGTTCTTACAAGGGATATGCGAAAAGTCAGAAAATATCAGCACACCGCTTAATTATGAATTGTCCCGAAGATATGGTTGTCGACCATATAAATCATAAAAGGAACGACAACCGAAAATCTAATTTGAGAATATGCTCTGCGGTTGAAAATTCACGAAATAGAAAAAAGTCTTTAAACAATACGTCGGGGGTAAACGGCGTGTCTTATCGCAAAGAAAAGAATAAATGGCGAGCGAGAATTACCTACAATAGAAAAGTCATTCACATAGGCGATTATAGAACTCTTGAAGAAGCCCAAAAGGCAAGAAAAGAGGCAGAGATAAAATATTACGGAGAATTTGCATATAAGGAGGAATCAAATGGCTAAAATTGTAATGACAAATGAACAACTCATTGAAAGACTTAAAATCCTTGCTTCACGCAAGACAAGGTATGTCAATCGTTATCCGTATAATCTTTGTTATAATCACGCAGACGGATATACTTCGGCGGATTGCAGCAACCTTTATAAAGCCCTTTTTAATGGGTATGACGTGAACAACAGAACAGTAGGATATTACCAAAAGGACTTGTCGAACACAGGAGATGTAACGGAAGCAGGTTTGATAGCAAAATGTAAGGAAATTAAAACAACTTTTGACAATCTTAACGACAATGAATTTAGACTTTTGTATATGCGTGGGCATATCGGGGGAAAAATTCCTGTTACGACTATCAATGGGAAGACCTACAATGTTATTGAAGCCACACCTGCGTTTGGCGGTGGAATTATCTACACATACGTTGATGAAAAAGGCAATAGATATAACCATAAGGGCGGTACGAAAAAAGGAGTGTGGTTGCAATCGGGCAAACCTACTTTATGGGTATCATATGACACACAGAATGGCTCAAATTCGAACGAAAAGTCGAAAGTCGACTGTTCCAACTACCCTGTCTTGAAAAAGGGTTCTACGGGCGAATATGTAAAGATTTTGCAGCAATTATTAGTATCTAAAGGATATGATCCTAAAGGTATTGATGGAATATTCGGCCCCGGATGCAAAACAGCGGTTATAAAGTTTCAGAAAGAAAATACCGATATAAACGGAAAGAAACTTGCAGTTGATGGATGTGTAGGTCCAAAGACCTGGGGAGCATTGTACAAGTAGGAGGCTTTATGGAAGAAAGAAACTTTTTGGCTTGGCACGAAGGCGATATGGCCAGAATGGAACGAGCTAACAAGCGATTATGGGTAGTAATTATTATTTTGATTGTTGCCTTAATCGGATCTAATGCAGCATGGATTTATTATGAAAGCCAATTTATTGATGAGGTATCTGTTGAGCAAGAAGTAGACACCGGTAAGGGTGATGCGTTTGTAAATGGCATAGGAGATTTTAATTATGGCCAAAGTGAAACAAAAGATAACTAAAAAGAGAGTTCGTAAGACTGGTGGAAAATCCGGATATAAGAAATGCAATATGTGTCATGGAACAGGGAGAATTAAAGCATGAGAGAATATACCAATTCTGAGATTATTGCATTAATCGATGAACGGATCCACAATGAGAGAAACAGAGCAATATTGAAACGCAGACTTATTGACGGTATTACTTATGAAAGGTTAGCTGAAGAATTTGATTTATCAGTTGCACAGATTAAGAGAATTGTTTATAAAGGCGAAAATATAATTTTTTAGGAGGTACTGCTATGACTATCCAGGGAAATTAAAATGATACGAAATTGTTATCTTAAGGCACTCGTTTAACGGGTGTCTTTTTTATATGCTTTTATTAGTTGGAGGGCTTTTTATGGATACGAGAAAATTATCTGAACTTTTACTCAAATCTGACGATCTGAAAGATATCCCTGCAATCTATATTCTACGGGTTGCGGTTTCCATTATTGAATTTATAAACAGCGGTGAATGTATGAAGGAGTTGGATTCATGTATGTAATGTATAATCCTAATCCTGCCGCAATGCGAAATGTGGAGGATTGTGCCGTAAGAGCAATAGCCAAAGCTTTAAATATTGATTGGGAAAGTGCTTATGCAAAACTTGCATTAAATGGTTTTGCCATGGGCGATATGCCTAATGCAAATTCTGTTATAGGATCCGTATTAAGACAAAATAATTTCAAGAGATTTAATATACCGGAAAACTGCCCGGATTGTTATACAATTAAGGATTTTTCAAAAGAATATAACAAAGGGACATATGTTGTCGGAACAGGCTCTCACGTTGTTGCTGTTGTAAATGGAAACTATTTTGATAGCTGGGATTCAGGTAATGAATATCCGCTTTATGCCTGGGTTAAATCTTGATATTTCCAACCGTAACCGCCGGCATAATCGATTTTGTTATTACAACATTCTTTTATTGAAGATTTACATATTCCGGTTATTTTGGATGCGATATCGCAAGATAGATATGTTGCAATCCAATATCCATCGATTGTATATTGTGAAACCTTGTGTGGCTTTTTTGTATAGATGGATCTAATATGGGCGGTTCCGTAAGCGTTATTGTATGCATATGTACACCATTCGAGATTTTCAACATTGTTATTTAATTTGTTTTCGTCTTTATGGTTTACGCAAGGATAATTATTTGAATTATCGATAAAGGCTTCTGCAACAAGCTTGTGAACAAGGAAGTTTTTCTTTTTTCCTTTTTGATAATAAAGCGAAACTGTTTGGTATCCACTATTGTTTAATGTCGGTTTCAACAAATGCTCTTGTTTTTTATTCTTTGTTGAAATTGCAACGCTTTTGATATTACCAAGATTGCTCACATAATAATTTTCATAAGAGGGGATGGGTTTCCAGATTTCCATAAAAATAACACCTGCCTTTCGTGTATTTGCCTTAAAAGAATATGGCGGAATCCGTTAAGGCATTACGGAGTTCGGGAGCTACCCTATCCGCCTTTATTATTATATCACATCTTATTGATTTTAGAAAGGAGAATAAATAATGCCTTATCCTAATTATTTTAACAATTTTTATGGTAATAATCAGACAATGCAACCGATTCCTGCTCAACAGAATCCATTTCAACAGATTCAAAACGGCGGTTTTATTGTCGTGAAGAGCGAACAGGAAGTTTTCAATTATCCGGTAGGCTGTGGCAATAGTGTGAATTTTAAATTGGAGAATGCTCCGTATTTGTATACCAAGACGATGGGCTTTTCTCAATTTGATAAGCCGGTAATTGAGAAGTACAAACTTGTCAAAGAAGAAGCCAATGAAGTTATCGAGAACAATTCTTTTGATATACGTGGTGAGCTGAATAGGCTCTGGGATGAAATCAATTTGTTAAAGGAGAATAGAAATGAGCAATCCATTAAGCGCAATTCAACTTCTAAATCAAATAAAACAGAATCCAATGAGGATTTTGTCGATGCGGTATAACATTCCGCAGGGAATGAATGATCCTAATGCGATAATTCAGCATTTATTGAATACAAGGCAGGTTTCACAGGCACAGGTCAATCAAATTATGCAAATGAGAAACAATCCGCAAATTCAATCTATATTCAATAATAGAAGGTAGCGTACGGGCCTTTTGTTATATACGGATCATCCGTTTTGAGGGTGGTTCCTAACCATTAAAAATTATATGGAGGTAAAATTTTATGGCTATTACAGACGAAAGTAATGGAATGGTAATGCCTGTTGCACCTATGTATGGTGGTGGCAACGGTGGTTTCGGTGGCGGCTTTGGCGGCGACTGGGGCTGGATTGTATTATTGCTTTTACTCGCCGGTGGCGGATGGGGCAATGGTTTTGGTGGCGGTTTCGGCGGAAATCAGCTCGGTTATGATTTTCCTTGGCTCTTAAACGGACAGCAGGGAATCAATAACAATATTTCGGACGGGTTCAGAGACAATATGCTCCAGGACAGCGTAACATCCATTCGTGATGGTATTGCTGCTTTATCAACTCAGCTTTGCAATTGTTGCTCTGATATGCAGATGTCAATGCTTAACGGATTCAACGGAGTTGAGCAGAGCGCAAACGCAAGACAGATTGCGAATATGCAGACCTCTTTCAATCTTCAGAGCCAGCTTGCAGATTGCTGCTGCGAGAATAGACTCGGCTTGGCAAACCTTAACTCAACTGTTATTGCGGAAAACTGTGCAGACAGACAGGCTCTTAACGAAGGTGTAAGAGATATCATCGCAAATCAGACAGCCGGAACACAGCGCATCCTTGACCAGTTATGTGCAGAGCGTATAGAGCGTAAAGATGATGAAATCGCAACTCTCCGTCAGCAGCTTGCAATGAAAGACCTTGCGGCATCCCAGGTAGCACAGAATGCGTTTATTTCACAGGGATTTGCCAACGAAGTGGATCAGCTTTACAACAGATTGAATAATTGTCCGGTTCCTACGACACCTGTTTACGGCAGAACTCCTATTTTCACATGCAATCAGAATAATGGCTGCGGATGTGGATGCGGTAACAACTTCTAAGGAGGTGCGATATGGCAGAGTTTACGAAGAAAGGAGGATCGCTTTTTTAGGTTTACTTTTCGCCTAAAATATGGCAGAATATATAAAAATATATTCAAACTGTACGGAGGCGAAAATGAGTAAATTTATTGATATTACCGGCAAAAGATTTAATGACCTTGTTGTAATCGAAAGAGCAGAAAATGCGAATGGCGGAATTGCCAGGTGGAAGTGCTTATGCGATTGCGGAAATATAACAATCGTTAGAGGTTCCAATCTTAAAAATGGCAGTGTGAAAAGTTGTGGATGCCGAATTTATAAATCTCATAATACAACACATAATATGTCCAAAACACGCATTTATAGGGAATGGGCGTCAATAAAAAACAGATGCTGTAACAAAAATAATAAATCTTTTAAGGATTATGGCGGAAGAGGAATTAAAGTATGCAATGAGTGGCTAAATTCTTTTGAAACCTTCAAAGAATGGGCATATTCAAATGGATATGAAGATAATCTGACCATAGAGAGAAAAGATGTTGATGGCGATTATTGTCCATCTAATTGCACATGGATTCCATTTAATGAGCAACAGAGAAATAGAAAAATATGTTATTCGTTTGAGTATAATGGAAGAAAACAAGATTTATCGTCTTGGTGCAAAGAATTAAATTTGCCCTATAAAAACATTCATAATCGAATTTACAAATTAGGTTGGTCTTTTGAGAGAGCGATTTCAGAGCCGGTACATATCGAAAAGCGAAACAACAAAAATGGCTGAATATGTTAAGAATGAAGTACAAACCGTATTACCCAATCAGGTAGTTACCCTGAACACAAGTATCGGTTGTAATAAAGGCTATGTATATCACAGAAACGGAAGTGGTATTGTAACTCTCCGAGGCATAACGAATAATTGTTTTGCAAGGTACCAGGTAACGTTTAATGGAAATATTGCGGTGCCAAGCACCGGCGAGGCTGGGCCAATTGCGGTCGCTCTTGCTTTGGATGGGGAACCTTTGCTTACGAGCAGGGCTATTGTAACACCTGCGGATGTTGCAACAGAGCCACCCACAACAGAGAATTTCTTTAATGTAACAAGTACAGCGATTATTTCTGTACCTAAAGGATGTTGCTTTAATGTGAGTGTAGAGAATGTATCTGAAAGTACAGATCCTGCTACAACACCTGCACCGCCTATTTTGGTACAGAACGCAAACTTAACAGTTACAAGAATCGCATAGGAGGGTAAAACAATGCATGAATTATATGAATTAAAAGAAACCCTTTGCAAAAATCTTGAGGAATATGGCAGAAAAAAGGATCTTAAAGCCGGGGATTTGGATGTTATCGATAAATTATCGCATTCAATTAAGAATCTCGATAAAGTCATAGAGAAATATGAGGAAGAAGAATATTCCGGTGCCAGAGGCAGAGGAAGTAATGCGAGAAGAGATTCGAGAGGCAGATATTCAAGTGCAATGGGTATGATGGATAGAGATGGCTATTCTATGCGTGATAATATGATGCGTGATGGCTATTCTAACGAAAGAGGCGGAAACTACTCAAATCGTGACGGATATTCCAGAAATAATAATATGATTATGGAACTCCGAGAACTTATGGAAGATGCACCGGATGAAAGAACCCGTATGGAATTTGATAAATTCATTCGCAAGATGGAATCGATGTAATGATTACCGAACGGGATCTTCAGGAAGCAATTGCCGAATGTGAAGGGATCCGAAATCCCACAAGCGCAACGTGCGTTAAATTGGCGGCTTATTATTCGCTCCTGGATAGAAAGAAACCACAAATCGATATTGGGTATTCTGGTGCAAGCGAAGTGTCCATACCATATTCCAATTCCTATTTTTCACAGGTTGTAGAAAGGGTTGGAATTGAAAACGCTTATCCGGTTATCGATGAGCTGATGGAAACACTTTATGTGATCAATCGGCCATTGTACGAAAGCGTTATGGCTAAAATTGAATAATTAAATATAAAGGAAGGGCGGCAGAAATGTCGCTCTTTTTTATTTATTATTGTTGCATATTGTTTCATAATGTGCTAAAATAATAAGGCAAAGGAAGCAAAAATAAGAGATACACAAGGAAAGGAGGATAAAATGTCATTTAGTGAAGTTGTTCTTGATTTTAGAGCTAAACATTCCTTATCGCAAAGAAAATTTGCAAAGAAATGTGGCATTTCGCCAACTACTTTGCAGAAAATTGAGTTTGGAAAAGAACCCGGACTTATTGTAGCAGGCAAAATTAAAAAATTTATGGAAAATTATGAAGAGGAGAATTAAACATGGATTTTCAGATTACAAAAATGCAGATTCCAGAAATTCCGGAAGCAAATTTTGAAGAATTGAAGAAGGATTTGCAGGAAAAGGTCAGCAAATACGAGAATATGATTTATAACGATAATGAGATTGCACAGGCGAAGAAGGACCGAGCTGATCTGAACAAATTAAAGAAGGCTATTAATGATAAAAGGATTGCAATGGAAAAGGAATATATGCAGCCTTTTAATGAATTTAAGGTAAAGGTCAATGAAATACTTGCTTTATTGGATAAGCCTATATTAGCCATTGATACGCAGGTTAAGAACTATGAGGCGCAGATTGCAGAAGCAAAGAAGCAATGGATTGAAGCTACATTTAAGGAGAAATGTCCGTTTGCGTTTGATTGGCTTAAATTGGAGCAGATATATAATCCTAAATGGTTAAATTCAAGTTTTACTAAAAAGTCAATTGAAGAAGAAATGGATTTATCATTTAGCATGATCGAAACAGAACTTAATAGTATAGAATCATTGGATTATAAGGAACAGGCTCTTGAGGTATACAAGCAAACATTGTCTATGAGCATGGCAATTGAGAAGGTTGCTCAAATTAAGGAACTTAATAAGGTTCTTGAAGAGCAAAAGGCTAAAGCTGAACAAGAGGCAAAGCCGGAGATTGAAGAAACTCCGTGTGTGAAAGAAGAGCCAAAAACAGAAACTGCTGCCATAGACGATTCTAAAGAATGGATGGACATGACAATTTGCTTAAGTGCATCTGATTTCGACAAGTTTGATGCTTGGACCAAAGAAAATGGAATTGAATGGAGGTTGAAATAATGGCCAATAACATTTATAAAGCAATAAATGAAGTTATGAAAGAAATCGGGGCTGTTGGTAAGAATCAGAAGAACTCGCAGCAGGGATTTATGTACAGAGGCATTGATGCCGTAATGAATGCGATTAATCCAGCACTTACAAATCATGGTGTATTTGTTGTCCCGGAAGTATTAGAGCAGACCAGAGAAGAAAGAACAACAAGCAAAGGCAATCTGCTTATATATTCAATCTGTAAGATCAAGTTCAGTTTCTTTGCTGAGGATGGAAGCCATGTTGAGGCCATAACAATTGGTGAAGGAATGGATTCCGGGGATAAGGCAACAAATAAAGCTATGAGTATTGCTTTTAAATATGCTTGTTTTCAGGTATTTTGTATTCCGACAGAGGAAATGGTCGATCCTGACGCTGAATGCCATGAGGTAAAGCCTAAAAAAGAAACTCAAAAGTCAATGACTGATGAGGAAAAAAATGCGCAGATGATGGAAGAGGTAGGGAAAGAACTTATTTCTGCTGTTCAGGTTAAGGCTCTGACAAAGAAATGTAACGATGAAAATGTTCCGATAGAATTTCTTTTAAATGCTTATAAGATTAAAGATTTAACAGAAATGAATCAGGCACAGTTCAGAAACGTTAATGACAAGTGGACAACTATTAAAGAAAAGGCAAACAAATGATATTTGTAGGAAAATTATTTGGAGTATCCAAGGATTTTGAAACAAATAAATATTTGATTACGTTTTTAATGGATGAGGGTAATTTGTCCTTTTTAGATGATATTAAGGACAAAACCCTCAAAGTTACAGCTTCAATATTCAAGAAAAAACGTAGCAAGAATGCCAATGCTCTTTTGTGGGAATGCATAGGCAAGATTGCTAAGGCTAAAAGATTGGATAAGTGGGTTGTGTATTTGGATATTTTAAAGCATTACGGTAAATATACATATGGAGTATTTAAACCGGCAGCAGTTGAGGGTTTAAAGAAGATATGGAGAGAAGTTGAAGTTATTGGTGAGGTTGAAGTTTATTCTGAAAATGGAATTAATACCGGTGTTCAATGCTTATTATATTACGGATCTTCAACTTATGATGTGCAAGAGTTTAATGATTTACTTCAATGTGTATTTGCTGAAATGGATGGCATGGGAATTGAATCTCCAACTCAGGAAGAACTTAAAAGGAGTCTTGATGAATGGAATCAATATTGCAAAAAGAAAAACGGTGCTTCATCTGTGGAAGAACCGGAGAATTAGACGAACACCATTTGTTATCTGGAAATTCAAACCGGGAAAATTCGACAAAATACAAATTGACCATTTATATTTGCAGGGCATGCCATGGCAGGATCCATGACAAGGGCAAATTTGAAAAGGACGCCAAAATGTATGCGCAAAGAGAATGGGAAAAGAAATACGGCAGCAGAGAAGAATTTATTAAAATATTTGGAAAAAGTTGGCTATAAGGAGGCTAATATGAACGGAATAATTATCACATCTATTATTTGCGGTACCATTATTTTGGTCTGCTTGATTGGAAAAATAGGAGGTAAAAAGGATGAATAAAGTTATCTTAATGGGCAGGTTGACAAAGGACCCGGATATAAGAGGCGAGGGAACTTCTCTGGTAGCAAGATATACTCTGGCGGTCGACCGCAGATATAAAAGAGATGAAAACGAAAGTGCAGATTTTATATCCTGCGTGGCTTTTGGCAAAGGAGCCGAATTTGCAGAAAAGTATTTGAAGAAAGGAATGAAGATTGTGGTTTGCGGCAGGATCCAGACAGGCTCTTATACTAATAAGGATGGAGCGAAAATTTATACCACAGATGTGATTGTCGAGGAGCATGATTTTGCGGAAAGCAAAAATTCATCCGGCAGCAGTTCCGATGAGACAAGTACAGATGCCGATTTTATGAGTATACCGGATTCGGTTCGTGATGAAATGCCGTTCTAAGGAGGTTTTGTATGGACAAAGAGAAAGAACTCAACCAGACCATGTCGATGGTTAAAGATATTTTAATTCATTATCCCATTGCGAGGGACTCTGATATGTATTTATATTTGCGAGTTGTTAAAAAATTAAATCCTACTGCTGCCGATAGGCCATTTTCAGAGGTTTTGCTCAATCTTGAGAATCTGGGATTGCCTTGTTTTGAAACAGTTCGCCGAACAAGGCAAAAGGTGCAGGAAAAATATCCAAAGTTGAAAGGATCGGATAAGGTTCGCAGCTTGAGGTCTATTAACGAAGAGGTTTATAAGGAATTTGCACGTGGTTGACTTTCAAAGCAACCTGATGTATTATAATTATGTTTAAAGTCTTCTTTAAGCGCACACAGCTCTTGTCGGTACTCGCCATACCGATAGGATGGAAAAAGAATATCGACAAGGGCAATAGCCGTTTCGTAGGTTGGGCGAGCAACCTTACGAAGCGGTTTTTGTTTTATAAGGGAATAGGATGGAAAATAATGGTTTTATAAAATTACATAGATCGATTTTAGAATGGGAATGGTATGATGATCCGAATACGATGCGTGTATTTATTCACCTGCTTTTGAATGCTCAATGGGAAGATTCCAGGTATCACGGATATGAGGTTCCGAAAGGTAGCCTAATTATAGGCAGAAAGAAATTGGCGGAAGAACTTGAAATTTCGGAAAGGGCTGTAAGAACTGCTCTAAATCACTTAAAATCGACCAACGAAGTGACCATCAAAGTGACCAACCAATTTTCTATCGTAACCATTGTAAATTGGGCAAAATATCAAGGTCGTGATGATGAAAACGACCAACAAAACGACCAACAAAATGACCAACGAGTGACCAACGAGCGACCAGCGACTGACCACATAAAAGAATATAAAGAATATAAGAATATAAGAAGAGAAGAATATAGTGTAGCGGATTGTGAGTTTGTTCAAAATCTTTTCAACAATATCTGTGTTAAATATCCGCCTTGTAGAAATCTGACGAAGACCAGGCTTGATAAAGTTAAGATTCTTTTATCTGAGTTTTCTCTTGATGATATAAAAGAGGTTTTTACAAAGGCGAATGGATCTGATTATCTAACCGGCATAAACGACCGGGGCTGGAGAGCATCTTTTGATTGGATTCTTGAAGTTGATAATTTTGTAAAGATACAAGATGGGAATTTTGATAATAAGGCGAAAAAACAAGAGAGCAAGGATAACAATTATCAGAACGCACACAATCCCGATTTTTTGAAAATGCTTGAAGCGGAATCAAGGAGGTAATTATGGATAGTTTTAATCTGGCTTGCGATTACTTGGCTTGGCATAACTTTGGAACAGAGTGGTTTGTAATAATTGGCAGGGATTTAGGATTTTTCCTTATAGGATATTTAAGCTGCTTTATTATAAATGTTTTTGTAGAAGTTTTTAGGAGGAATGAAAATGATAGGTAAATGGATAGATTTTGAAGATATGATTTTGGAAGTTGTTAGTGAGACAGAATATTCTTTGTACTGCAGAATAGTTGATTATATGAAACCAACATATAAATTAAAATATGGCGGTTATATTACAATTGCAAAGGAGGCGATTTTATGATTATTACGGATCTGTTAGATTATGTTGGAAAGCGTATAAGGCTTAAGTTTAATGACGGCAGTGTTGTTGAGGGTGTTTTGGAATACGTTCCTACGTACAGTTCGATGTATAATTATCGCCGGCCAAAACATTTTTATATTGCTCTGCCGGATAAAGATTTGGCATTTAGAGCGTATCACGTAGACAAGGTGGTGGAATTATGAATACTGGCGATCGAATAAAAATGTTTTCTGATTCCGATGCTCTGGCATATATGAGGCTTGCAGCATCGTATGGATTTCGCTCCAGCTACAAGAACGGATACGTTACTATCGGCAAGGCTTATAAGGATCCGGTCGACAAGAAAATATTTGCGGAACGAATAATTAGCGAGAGGAAAAAACTTAAACTCGATCAGGATGAGTTTGCGGAATATCTTGGGGTATCAAAAACAACAATTTATAATTGGGAATTGGGCAACCGGCTGCCTGGGGAGTATAACCGGCAGCAGCTGAAGAAGATCATAGGACTTGAGGTGAGCGAGATATGAAAATAGTGTTAGCCATAGCGATACTTATAGCAGGCATATTGATAGTTTTTAGAGATAGGGATTAAGGAGAATAAAATGATAGACGAAGAAACCATTAAAAAATTAAACGAATGGATTGAGGACGAAGAACGATATTCTGAAACGTCATATACAAACGGGCAATACTCTATCAGCCAACTTGACGTTGATGATTTTTGCGATTTTTTAACTGAAAACGAACCCGATTTAATCGGCATCCCTTGCATGGTATGTGCAGAAGGAATTTATTTTAAAGAAGAAGATTTAAACAACGCAATTCATTACTGAAAGGAGAAATAAAATGACTGATTTTTTGCAAGTAAGTTTTGATAAAAATGAAAAGACAAACGAAATTGGAATATGTGTGGCAAGACAGACCAAAACAAAAACGAGTGTCTTAAAAATGGAATTAGATGAACAAGCAGAATTGTTATACAAAGCATTGACAGACCAAAGTTTTAAGATAAAGGAGAGCAAAGAATGACACTACAAGAGCGAAGTCCGAAAGAAATAAAAGCCTATATTGACGGGTATAATGCTTGTTACAAGAAGTTTTGCGAAGAACTTGAAAGAGAATCAGTAGAGAGAGCAAAAGCCGTAATGGAGTGTATGGTATATGCCGTGAACAGCACAGGCGATATGAAAGGAGAATCGAATGGAAAATAGATTTGTCATAATTCATTGTCCTTATACAGGAAGAAATTATATTTACACCAAAACAATCGTTAATGGCAAGATTTGTGTTGATATAGTAAGGATTTAGTCAAGGCAGAAAGTGAGGAATAATGGTAATGACACTTGATGAAGCAATTAAGCACGAAGAGGAAATAATAGAAGAAGAACAGTATGAGTATCAAGAATGTGTGGCTACACACAATATGGAAGGTGCAAAGAATTGCAGAAAATATGCCGAAGAACACCGACAGTTAGCCGAATGGCTCAAAGAATTAAGGGAAATCAAAAACATTGTTGATTCTGCCGAAATGATAATTGAAGAAGAATATGGAGTGGTTATCGTAGAAGGATATGCTGATGTATTCGATTTGATTAAAAAGAGAGTGAGGTTGTTGGAAGAATGACAATAGAAGAAGCAAAAGACTATATCAGAGAATGGTGTCCGTATGACAGGCAAGAAGAAATCATAAAAGCATTAGAACAAGAGCCTTGTGATGACGCCATAAGCAGACAGGCGGTGCTTGCGATTGCAGGAGATTCGTGCCTTGATTTGGACAGTTATGAGGACACAAAAGAATTTTGCGACGAAATAAAAGAATTACCGTCCGTCACACCACAGCCAAAGATAGGGCGGTGGATAAAGGGTGATTCTTATGGTGACCAGTACAATTATTATCAATCTTATGTATGCAGTTGTTGTAAGCGTGAATATGATGTGCATAATTGGAAGTATTGCCCAAATTGTGGTGCAAAGATGCAGGAGGTAGAAGAATGACAATAAAAGAAATCATAGATGGATTGAAGTTTACAGTTGATATGTTTCTGTTTAACCCCAGTACAGGGGAAACATTCACAGAGCCAAGAAATGATATGGACAAAACCACTATTGATGCGTGTAAAGGTGCAATAGAACTGTTGGAGCAGACAAGATGGATTCCTGTTAGTGAGAGGTTGCCAAAAGCATATAGATTTGTAAACTGTACTTGTCGTTCGCTTATTGATGATAGAGAGGATTGGGTTGTTGAAACATGCTACATTCCTCAACCACTCTATAGTCCATATTCAGATTGGGGGAATATTCCAATGTTGAACAGTAACGAGTGCGAAGTGATTGCATGGATGTACAGAGATATACCGAAGCCATACAAGGCAGAAAGTGAGGATAAGGAATGACAAGAGAAGAAAAATTAAAATTATTACTTGATACAGGAGAATATGATTTTATTAAATATATTCCTAAAGAAAATATGTGGAAGTTGATTTTTGCACTTGCATATATTGAAGATACTATACCTATGTCTGATATTGATGGCATTAAGGAAAAAATAAAAACAGAAATCAGCGATTATGAAGGTTGTGCTGATTTTTACGAGGGCATAAGATTTGGATTGCAAACGGCACTTGAAATTATCGACAAGTACAAGGCAGAAAGTGAGGAAATATAATGCAGTGTAATATTTGTCCTTTATTTTCAAGTTGGAATAACGAAAGTGATAGCGGTGAAGCGTGTGCGCTATTCGGTGATGGTTGGAATAGTCAATTCATGTATGAGAGAAACAATCAGATATGGGGATGTTACATTGAAAAGGCTTATATAAACAAGGTTAAGCAGAGGATAGAAAAGCACAGAGCAGAAGAAGTACAAGCCTTTTTAGAAAGTGAGGATAAGGAATGACATTATTAGAAATACTAAATGAAATTCATAATGAAAATATGGAAGTTGAAGTATATAAAGCATTATCAGAATGGATTATGCTTGACAGACAACAGACAAAAGTTGAAGTGGCAAGGTGCAAATCTATAATAAAAGCAACCAGTAAAATAGCAAATAATAATCCAAACAAGAAAGAAGCACTTAATGGAATACGAAATCTTTGTGATTCATATACGAAGGAGAGAATAAAATGAGACTTATAGACGCAGATAAATATAAAGGCAAAGTTATAGCAAGTCATTGTTATAGTGGAGTAAACAAGTTAATCAGTATTGATGATGTACCGACAGTTGATGTGAATAATTTGATTATTGACGAACTCGAAAAAATAAAGTTAGAAATAACTGAATACAGAAGAGAACATAATTGTGGTGTTATGGAATGTTTGGGCATCATAGACAAAGAGATCAAAGCTGCAAGGCGAAACAGATGGAGAAAAGGAGAATAAATGACATTAAGAACTAAAAACGAACAAAAAGCATATCTTGACGGATTTGAAATGTGTGCCGAATGTATTGAAAAGTATTTATCGGATAAAGGCAAGAAAGTGTTAGAGTGTTTACTTGTATCGGTTAGAAATGCCGTTGAAATCAAAGATATTGAAGAAATGAAAGGAGAAAATAATGCAGAAAAGTTTGAGATGTAATTGGGAATATACAGGCGAATATGAAACCAACAAAAAAGGTGTTGTAAATATGGCTATGTATAAAACTGATTGCGGGAAAGAAGTTAAATGGACAAGAAATAACAAGATTGGACAGTTATTTAAAGACTATAAAAATCAATCTGTTCCACAATATATGGATTTTTATGTTAGATGTCCATACTGTGGTAAAGTCTTGAACATTTATAACCCTTATGATGATGGAGAAACTTGGAGAGAATAATAATATATCCGAGCTGAAAGGAGAAATAATGGCATTAGGTGAAATAAAGGCAGAATTAAGTGGAATGCGAGTAGTATCAATTCTTGGCGAATTGTGGAAAATCAATTTTAATGTGAAAATAGATGATGATGTCGATGCGCAAACCAATCCGCACGAAAGAGTCATTAACGTTGCGGATGATATCGCAGAAGGAACGGATGTAAAAAGAATTATACGGCACGAGATTATTCACGCATTTTTGTTTGAGTCTGGGCTGGGTTTTAATTTTGAACACAAACCATATGGGCAGGATGAAACAATGATTGATTGGTTTGCTATGCAATATCCAAAAATTAAAAAAATTTTCAAATTGATGGATATAGAGGATTAATTTTTGAAGTAAAGGAGAATAAAAAATTATGGAAATCATGATGTTTTTTTTCATGCTTATCGGAATGGGGACTGTTTTCTTTTTGCTTTTAGAATTTGGTTCCTGGGTTATTACTGAAATTTTGAAAGGAAGAAAAGAAATGGAAAAAACGAAATGCTGCGGTACCTGCAAATATCATAGGAGAGACGAAAATTTTCAGGAAGATTGGATCTGCTGCAATGACAAAAGCGAATATTGTGCGGATTGGACCGAGTATGAGGATGTTTGCGATGATTGGGAAGATTGAAAAGAGAAAATCGTTTTGGAAGGAAAAGAAATATAAAACAGTCGAAAAAGGAAAAAATTGGACAATTGAAAGACCGGGATTAGAACAAAAAAATATTCCTGATCTGAATGAAATGTTAAAAAGAGCATTAAAAAAGAGGAAGTACAAATGGGAATAAAAAAGCAGAGCTTTGAGGTATATATAAAAACGGATGAAAGAGGACAGTATTTTTATGCGGAATTAAATGGCCATAAATATGCAAAAAGAGTGGAGGATAACGGAATGCCGATTGAATTGCAATGTGATGAATTTGCCCGGGAATGCCTTAAGGCAGAAAAGATTAAAAAGCCAGAAGATATTAAGGATCCTGAAAAAGAACTTAATTTTACAGATTTTATGTTTAATAAAATGACGAAAATTTGATTTGAGAGGACCTATTAAATGAGGTGGTACAGAACGAACAAATACAAGAACACGAAGACGATTGTTGATGGAATAGAATTTGACTCCCGGAAAGAAGCTGCAAGATACAAGGAATTAAAACTGCTGGAGGCAGCAGGCGAAATCTCTAATCTTGAGAGACAGGTTAAGTTTGTGTTGATTCCAACGCAAAGAGAGCCTGATTTTGTAGGTGTAAGAGGTGGAATAAAAAAAGGCAAGGTAATTGAGAAGGAATGCTCTTATCTTGCTGATTTTGTTTATATCCAGGATGGTGAAGTTATTGTTGAAGATGTTAAGGGATATAAAAACGGAGCTGCTTATAATATATTTAAAATAAAACGGAAGCTGATGCTTTATTTATTGGGGATTAGAATACAGGAAATCTAAAGAAAAACTTTCAAAAAATGAAAAATATTGTTGCAAAGTGTTGCAAAGTGGTGTAAAATAAAGAAAAAAACACAAGGAGAAAACACTATGGCAAAGAAAACTTATACAGGAACAATGTTAAATCCCGATTTAGAAAAAGCACAGGTTAGAATTTACTTATTTGATGAAGTTAAATATGAAATTAAAGCTGACATGATAGTTAAGGATCCTGTTATTTATACCGGAGTTACATCATGGGATATTATTACAGGCGGTGAAGAAGCAGAAGAAATTGAAAGCCAGGGATTAATAGATGAATATCATGAGTATTTAGTTCTTCATTTTAATACTGGTGAGGTAGCAACATTTAGAAATAGCCATGTGGATATGTTTATAAGATAAATGGATCAGTGAGGCGATAACACTTAAAACACCAAGGGAGGCTTATATGAAGGATAAAATGAAGGCTAAATTTGTTGCAAAATATTACGGCAGAGGATACGAAAAGGATTACGTATTTCTTGAGTATGAATACAGAGGTCATACCTACACGGTTTATGAGAACAGGGCGCAGGGCAACGAACCTTTAAGTTGGCAGCATAAAAACGAACAGGCAAGAATAGACGAGATTATAAGGCAGCAGAATTTACCCAAAAATCCGAATGCTGAATCATGGGAAGTTGGATTTGATAAGTTCTGGGATTATGTGAATCAGGAATAGGAGGTGATTAAATGAGATTATGGCATAAAGATCTTATCCCGGTATTGCCAAAGCAGCAGCTTATAGGCCAATGGAGAGAATGTTGCCTGATAGCAAAACAGATTTCCGAAAAAGGAACACCTAATCATATCTTGGTTAATAAGATTATGGATTATCCTATAGTGCATTTATACAGATATGGCAGAAGAATATATGCACAAATGATGATAAGGGGATATAAAGCGGATTGGTACAAATTCTCTGAAAATTCTTGCTTTGATGATATGAGTTCCGAATATCAATATGATGATTTATTTGAGAATTGGCACAATGATCGTTATTTAAAGCAATGCTATTTTAATCTTCAGGAGAAGTTCGATTGTGACGGAATCGGACTTATTGAATGGGAAAAGATAGCAGATTTTATAGAAAAATACGAATGGAGATGATTTAATGATAGTTTTTTTGAAAATGGTATGGTTTTTGTGGATTGCGTTGCTTCCGTTATGGTTTGGAATCATTGGTGGATTGTATTGCTTGTACCTTGAGTGGAAAGGAGAACTGGATGCATAAAAATAATTTAAGAAAGGACGAAGAAAAATGAAAGAAGGTAAAAGAACAGGTTTAAAAGCTGAAAACAATGCACAGGCAGTTGTATTGGATTATATTGAGGATAATGCAAGCGAAGTTCTTGCAGAAAAGATTAAAACCGGGGATAAGACTCTTGGCCAGTGCTGGACCTATATTGTTAAGCAGGCGCAGAAACAGAAAGACGGTAATTGTGCTTGCATTCCTGATATAGAAGTATTTGGATGGGCAATCCATTTCTTTGAAGAAGATAGCATAACAGAAAATGAAATATCTAAGCCTGTTGCCAGAGTGGAAGTGAAAGAAGTCAAGAAATCAGAACCGAAAGCAGAAAAGCCAAAGAAAGAAAAATCTCCCAGGGAAGAAATGCTCCCAGGGCAAATGACAATCTTCGATTTGATGGGTGGTGGGATGAATGAATCTTAAAAAGATCAGCGAATATACTCCTCAAGCCGTTAGAGATTATGCGTGGAAAGAAGCACAAATGAACTCTCAATATGTCGGATGGCTTGACTTTTGCGATTGCGAACTTTTTATTCGAGTTTACGCATTTAGAAATACAAAGTCTTACGGGTTCCAACTCCGGGAAGTTATCAGAGAAAACATAGAGGACTTATGCAATCGAGATATGTATTGGACAGGTTGCGCCGGATGGAAGGTTGTTTATAAGCCTGAACGGAAAAGATGCAGCAATTGGTATGGTTATAACTATTATTCCATCCAGGAAGAAGATTTTGGCATTTGGAGTTTTGTGGAAAGATGCGGAGTATATTACAAAATCCTTAATTTAGATGAACTTTATAAGGGAAAATATAAATATTGCGGTTATCAACAAGGGAATCTCTTTGAATACTTACGAGCTTATGAAAAGGATCCGAAGATTGAATTTTTCGGAAAGATAGGAATGAAACCGTCAAAGTCACTTGTTGCAAAATGTAAAAAAGACAAAGATTTTGCTCACTTTTTATGGCAGAACAAAGATGAGTATTATACTCCCAAAGCTCTTATTTATGCTTACGATCATCATATTGATTGTAAAAAAGCACAGGAGATTGTATCCGAAAAGGCCCGTGCTGTTCATTTTAAAAAAGAATTTTATAGCGAAATTTACGGAAAAAATGTAGATGAAGTTAAAATTTACCGCTATTGCCACACAAATAAAATTCAGCCATGGATTTATAGAGATTACTTGAGAGCTATAAATTATCTCGGATTAGATTTCAACGATACGAAGAATTTATTTCCAAAAGACTTCCGAAGAATGCATGATCTTCGTGCTGATGAATATGCGAGTAAAAAGGCGAGAGAAGATGCAAAGGAAGCAAAGAAACTTAATAAGGCATTCAAAGAAAAGAATAAAGAATATAAATCTTTGGAGTTTAAAAAGGGTAAATATTGCGTCTTACTTCCAAACGGTATTACGGATTTGAAAACGGAAGGAAAAAAACTTCATCATTGCGTTGGGAAAATGGGATATGACAAGAAGGTTGTTGATGGTAAATCAATAATTGCCTTTGTGAGAATTGTTGAAGAACAGACAAAACCTTATGTGACTGTTGAGTATGACATTAAAAGAGGGAAAATAGTTCAATGCTACGGAGATCACGATTCCAAACCGGAGCAGGAAGTGATTGATTTTGTTGATGACTGGGGCAAGAAAGTAAAAAAGGAGATGATGGCACAATGATAAATCCTTATGATTTAAAAGGTGAAGAATTACAATGTGCGCTCGCAGCAAGAGATAAAAACAAGACTTGCCGAACATGCAAACATGATGATGATTCTGATGATATTTCTGATATATGTATGAGCTGTGGTTGGACGTTTAGAACAAAATGGGAAGCAAAAGAACCGAAGCAATTAACCTTTTTTTAAAAATGACATTAAACTGATACAAAATGGTAACTCCTTTGTACACCAAATTGACTGCCTATATTGGCAGTCTTTTTGTTTATGTGCTATAATGGTACAAAGGAGTGCAGGTTTTATGGATAGCAGAGAAATTAGTGAAGAATATGCAATTATTGGTCAGGAAGTAATTGAAAATGAGCCGAGTTTGGTAGATATCCGTAACGGTCATGCAACAATTATCTATTTGACAAGCGAAAATAAGAAAATGTCAAAGGGTAAAAAGGTTTGTGCGGAATGTGAAAAAGTGCCTGACAAATATAAATGGAGTATACCGGCGGATTTTACAATTACGGTTTTCTTGCCGAATGTTGAAGGATTTAGTGAAGATCAGAAGAGGATATTGATGTTTCACGAGCTTAAACATGTCGGGATTATATTTAACGCAGACGGCTCTGAAACTTACTCGGTTAATCCGCATGATTATGAAGATTTTAAAGAAATAATAGATAGATTTGGTACAGAATGGAGTTTATCGGATGCAGATTGAAGATTTAGCAATTAAAGATTTAAAGCCTTATGAAAGAAATGCCAAGAAACATGATGAAACGCAGATTAAAAATGTCATGGAATCCATTAAGCAGTTTGGATTTGCACAGCCGTTGGTAGTAGATAAGGATAACGTTGTTATTATTGGGCATTGCCGGCTTATTGCTGCCAAAAGGCTAAAATTAGAAACGGTGCCGGTTCTGCGGATGGAAGATTTGACGGATGAGCAGGCACAAAAGCTGCGGTTATTGGATAATAAGTTGAACGAATCCGAGTGGGATATGGATTTGTTGGCAGAAGATATTCCATTACTTGATTTTTCTGATTTTGATATTGATTGGGGCTTGCCTGATTTAGATGATGATATTGAGATTGAAGAGGATGAGGCACCGGAATTACCAGAAGAGCCAAAAAGCAAATTGGGCGATATGTACCAGCTTGGAAATCACCGGCTTATATGCGGAGATTCCACGGACGTTGCGGTCATTGATAGGCTTATGGATGGGGTAAAGGCTGATATGGTGTTTACTGACCCACCATATAATGTTGCCTTTAATGGCAGAAGCGGAAAGTTTGATGTTATCGAAAATGATGATTTAAGCGAAAATGATTTTAAGGATTTGATAACAGCATCTTGCAACATTATCCGCACACTCAACCCAAAAGAATATTATATATGGTGTAATTGGAAGTTTTACGGCATATTACAAGAACAGTTAGATTATAAAAGTTGTATAGTGTGGGCGAAAAATGTTTTCGGAATGGGTAAAGGTTATCGACACCAACACGAATTTTGTTTATTCAATGGCACTATTGATGAGGGCATTAACAACGAGAGCGATTTATGGGAAATTGCAAAAGATACAAACTATGTGCATCCCACTCAAAAACCCGTTGGCTTATGTGCAAGAGCATTAAAAAACCATAAAAAAGCAGAGGTTATAGTTGACCTTTTCGGTGGTAGCGGTAGCACACTTATAGCCTGTGAACAGTTAAACAGAAAATGCTATATGTGCGAATTGGATCCGAGATATGTGGATGTAATTATTGAGCGCTGGGAGAAATTTACCGGGAAAAAGGCGGTGCTTGTATGAGGAAAACAATGTGTTTAGAGCTATATTTTTCGGGGGGGGGTACGTTA